GAGAGAATAGAAACCTTGTACTGTCGGCTGATACTGCAAACGCATCAGGTTCAGCTAGTTATATTGGATTTGAAGTGGACACATCAGAAGCCATGCGCATTGACTCCAGTGGTGACGTTGGTATTGGTACGGATGCGCCTAGTTCAATATTGCACGCAAGGGCTACAACTCCTGTTTTGACTGTAGACGGTTCTGCATTTTCAAGCTCTAGTAATGGAACAGGCTTTGGTATTTACAGAAGCGCAGCGGGTAGAACCGCTGGTTACACTTGGACAATAGAAAACGACATTAGTAGCGGCGGCTCTTCAGCAAGTCATTATCAAACAGACGATTTGTTGTTTAAAGCAAGGGTAAATGTAACTGACACAACACTTACAGAGCAAATGCGTATCACAAGCTCTGGTGGTGTATCTTTTGGTTCATCTGGTGCTGCATACGGAACATCAGGTCAAGTATTAACATCTAATGGAAATGCTGCTCCATCTTGGCAAAATGCTTCTGGTGGAGCAGGCACACTTGAAGCATGGGTAAACTTTAATGGCACTGGTACTGTTGCGATTCGTGAAAGTGGTAATGTGTCGAGTATCACAGATAATGGAACAGGTGACTACACGCTGAACTTTACTACTGCAATGCCTGATGCCAACTATTCAATGATTGGAATGGCGGAAAACAATGACACAAGTGGTGGCTGTTTTGTTACTAGATACAACGGAGAGACTTACAGTACAACAGCAGTGCGGGTCAGAATTGCCGCTGATGGTGGTGCACGCCAAGACGTAGCAATTGTTAACGCCGCAGTATTCCGCTAGGAGAAACCTATGAACAGAATCATATATCAAACAGAAGAAGGATTAGCAGTATTAATTCCTAGTGGTGAGCTAGATATAAACGAAGTTGCTCGTAAAGATGTTCCAGCAGGTGTTAATTACTGGATAGTAGAAGATAACGAAGTTCCAAGTGATAGAACATTTAGAGATGCTTGGGAATTAGATGCAAGTATAGGTGAACCTGACGGACAAGGTATTGGTGCAGACGCATGGTTTGCAGAACAAGCATAAAAAAGGTAGTCGATGAAAATCCAAGTTAATATAGCTAAAGCAAAAGACATCACTAAAGACAAATTGCGTGAAGAGCGCAAACCTTTGTTAGAGAAACTTGATGTAGACTTTCAACGAGCATTAGAAACAGGTGCAGATACGACTGACATTATTGCTAAAAAACAAGCATTACGAGATGCAACAAACCAAGTAAATACTATGAATACAGTAGAGGAATTAAAGTTAGCAATACTACCTGATGTGAGTGTGTAATATTATGGAACAAGAATTATTTAATTGGTTAGTTGCTGGGGTTAGTGGCTTGATTGGTTTCTTTCTTCGCGTTATGTGGGGTGCAGTAAAGGACTTACAAGAAGCAGACGAGCATTTGGTTGAGAAAGTAAATCATATTGAAGTGCTTGTTGCTGGTAACTATGTTAATAAAGATGAGTTCAATAGGTTTATGGAACGACTTTACGACAAGTTAGATTCTATTGAAAATAAATTAGACAGCAAGGTAGACAAATGACATATCTTGAAATGGTTAATAAGGTACTTAAACGCCTTAGAGAACGTACTGTAGGTACTGTCAATGAATCATCATACTCAACCTTGATTGGTGTGTTGGTTAATGATGCTAAGGATACAGTAGAGAACGCATGGAGTTGGTCTGGCTTGCGTACAACGCTTAGTGCAACCACACAAGAAGGCGTATTTAACTATGTACTTACAGGATCAAAAAATAAGATTACTGTTCTTGATGTGTTAAACGATACTGACGATGTATTTCTTAAGTATCTTCCTGCACATGAAATGACAAGGTACTATCTGGTTGGTACACCACAAACAGGATCACCAACAGACTACAGCTTCAATGGTATTGATGCTAATGGTGATACACAGGTTGATATCTATCCAAAACCAGACGGAGCATACGATCTACGCTTTAACTGTATTCTTCGTACACCTGAACTAGAAAGCGATTCAACAACATTTAATATACCAACACTTCCTATTGAGATGCTTGCTTATGCTCTTGCTGTAGAAGAACGTGGTGAAGATGGTGGTATGAATCCTGTGTCTGCTTATGCTAGAGCTAAGAATGCCCTTGATGATGCTATTGCACTAGATGCAATCAAGCACCCAGAGGAGACATTGTTCTATGAAGTCTAAGACAGTATTGGTAGAAAACCTAGCTACAAGCTGGGCTACTATTTATACAGTACCACCAAACACAAGAGCAAAGTGGATATTAGCTTTTGTTAGTAATGGCACAGGATCAACTATTAGTAATGTTGGTATTCGTATTGTTAATGACGATACTATTACTGTTCTTGGTGCCAAGTCTCTTGGCTCTGGTGATTACATTCAGTTTGGACAGGCTGGTATTTATGTCATGCTTGAACCTGGTTATACCATTGAGGCACAAGCTGGTACTACAGGGGTGTCTTGTATTTTGACATTTGAAGAAACAAGCTTTGTAGTGAGTACATCCTAATGGCAAAAGAACTAATTACAGCATCGTTAGTAGCACCAGCATTCTTAGGTTTGAATACTCAAGAGTCCAGTGTTGCTAATGATCCTAGTTTTGCTCTTGAAGCAGACAACTGTGTTATTGATGAGTTTGGTAGGCTTGGTGCAAGAGAAGGTTGGTTCTATCGTACTACTACAGGTGGTACAGGTGTAAACCTAAAAGGAATACATACGTTTTTAGATGTTCTTGGAATAAATACTTTTGTTTCTTGGTCTGAAGATACCTTTTATAAAGGCTTTACAACATTATCAACAATTACACCAACCACAACAGATACTATATCAGATGGTAATTGGCAAGCAGTTACACTAAACGATAGAGCATACTTTTTTCAGCGTGGTTATAAGCCACTATACTATACTAACGAAACAACGGCTGATGAATTTAAGAGCATAGATCAACATGCAGACTACAATGGTACAGCACCAAATGCTGATATTGTACTGTCTGCTTATGGTCGTTTGTGGGCTGCTGATACTACAACAAACAAAACAACGATCTACTTTTCTGACTTATTAAATGGTGTTAAGTGGGGAAGTGGTAGTGCTGGTACTTTAAACATTGCTGGTGTGCTGTCTAAAGGTGCAGACGTTATTACTGGTCTTGCTGCACACAATGGTTTTTTGATTGTATTCTGTTCAGATCATATTATTATCTTTGAGGATAACGATTCCTTTCAAGGTAGCTTTGATGTAAACACACTAAGACTTGTTGAGGTTCTTGAGGGTGTTGGTTGTATTGACAAGAACACAATTCAAAACATTGGAACTGATGTAGTCTTTTTGTCTGCAACAGGCTTAAGAAGTCTTGGTCGTACTGTTCAAGAAAAGTCCAGTCCAATTGGAGATTTGTCTAAAAACATTAGGAATACTTTTGTTGAGTCTATAAACAGGGAAGAAGACAAGACTTTAATTCGTTCTTGTTTCTTTCCAGAACAGGCTTTTTATTTGTTGTATTTGCCTAGTGCTAATATCGTTTATTGTTTTGATACAAAAAACAAACTAGAAGACCAGTCACTTCGTGTAACCACTTGGAGTGCAATAGACCATAGTGGTTTTCTGTATGATAAAACAACTAATAAGATGTACTTTGCACAAGCAGACGGAATTGCTGAGTATGGTTTGTACACAGATAATGGTAGCTCTTATACGATGAGGTACTTTACAAACCACTTTGATTTTAGTGCACCGAACGTAAATAAGATTATTAAGAGAGCTGCTGTTACAGCTATTGGTTCTTCTGCACAATCATTTGTATTAAAGATTGGTTACGATTACACAACTAATTATTTTAGCTTTCCTTTTGTACTAAAAGAGTTTGTTATTTCAGAGTATGGAGTAGCTGAGTATGGATCAAATGCTGATACAATTGCTGAGTATAATTCTGGTATTGCGTTGGATCGTGTGGATTATTCCGTTTCAGGGAATGGTTCCATTGTACAGTTGGGTATTGAAACAATAATTGATGGCGCACAACTAAGCGTACAGAAACTAGACGTTTATGCTAAAACAGGTAGGATTATTTAATGAGTAACTATTCAAAAACAACAGACTTTGCATCAAAGGATGCCTTGGCTACTGGTAATGCTAATAAGATCGTCAAGGGTACAGAGATTGACGATGAGTTTAATGCAATACAAACAGCCATTGCAACTAAAGCAAACACACTTAGCCCAACACTAACTGGTACTCCACTATCACCGACTGCTGCTTCTGGAACAAACACAACCCAGATTGCTACTACTGCTTTTGTGACGGCTGCTGATAATACTTTAGAAGCAACTTTACAAGCGGCCATTGATTTAAAAGCAGACATTAATTCTCCAACTTTTACTGGAGATCCAACAGCACCAACTCCATCAACTGGGGATAACGATACAAGCATTGCCACCACTGCTTTTGTGCAAAATCAGATTAATGCTGCTAGAGGGTTTATTGCTTTTGATGGTTCTACTGCCACTACAATTGCATCAGAGAACTTAACACTAACTAAAAATGGAACAGGTGATTATACTATTAATTGTGATTCATCTATTAGGGATGGCACATCAAACTGGGCAATTACAATAGGCAATGTGGATCAGGGTGTACTTAGTCAAGCACCATTAGATCCAGATAATACTACTGGGCCGGATTCTGATGATGATCTGACACTATACAATTGTTTTGTTAATTCCAGAGCAGTAGATTCTTTTAATATCAGAGCAATAAAAACATACAACAAATATAGAATTTTTAGTGCTGCTGACACTGATGGTAACGCAACACAAATGTTTGGTATTACAGCCGTTGATCCAACTTATATTTGTGTAACATTGTTTTAAGGGATACAAGATGAACAATTATTTTTTTGAAAACCCCGTTGGAACCAACAGAGTTAGCCTGACTGTAAGTGATAGGTCAATTGAAGATCTAAAGGAAGCCAAGATTATTCCTAAAGAATCTAAGGTTATTGTAAAGCCTTATAACAGCAATCCAAAAGCGGATGAGTTTGCTTTTTCGTCACATGTTGACAAGCTTCGTATTGATGGTGACAGCCTTGTGTTTGACCTTGAAGTACTTTCTATTTGGTTTCTTGATGAATACAGAAAGATCAGAGAACAAGCATTTAAGCTGTTGGATAACTATGAAGTAAGAGCAATGGTTTCAAAGCGTGATGATATTCTTGCTTCAATTCAAAAGGACAAAGAGCTTTTACGAAGTCTGACTGATGATCTTAATCTTTCTGATTGCAAGACACCAAAAGAAATAGCTAACAAAGTTCCATTTGCTTTGGCTGTAAACTATGACACCAAGTACAAAGATATGTTCAAAGGCTAAAGACATTGCTAAAGAAGTTATTAGAAAGCACAAGGACAAGACAGAGCATACTGAAAACTCTTTAAAAAAAGTTTGTATAGAAGCATTACCGAAGAACGAAGTAGAAATAGCTGAGGAAAGAAATCTTGTAGACCTAAGTTATGCTGGTCTTAACAACCAGTTGATTCATTTGTTACAAGAGATCTATCCAAACTACAACATCATTAACAGTGGCATGTTTTACTACCCAGAAACAGGTTATATGGGATGGCATACAAACTCAAATGCACCATGTAAAAGAGTATATATTGTTTACTCTGATGGGAATAGCTTTTTTAGGTACATCAAGGATGACAAGGTCATTACTGAATGGGACAAACCCGGAGTTAGTATTAAAGAGTTTGATATTAAAGATGGTGAAGAAAAGCTGTGGCACTGTATTTATTCTTTTGGTGATAGGGTTAGTATAGGTTTTAGGTTATATGATTCATCTAATGACTAAAGAATGGTCTATACTAGATACACCACTAAAAGTAAACTGTAAAAATTTGTATAAGCTAATTAACTTTAGAAAACAAAAACCAATTAGTGTACCGATTTGGGAGATAGGCCATAAAGAGTTGGAGAGTATTGATAAAGCCAGTTTGCGTTATCAACTAGCAGATACAAACTACCCTTCTATTGTGGCAAAGATAGACAATCCATGCAACAAAGAGTACAGACTTATAGATGGTAGACATAGGCTGTTAAAGCAAATGGAAAGCCAAGAGGTATCTATACAGGCATACGAAGTAACGTATGAAGATATTATTAAATATGCAGAGGAACTATGAATATCTCAATTATCCCAAATCATGAAATAGACGGCATCTGGAATCAAATTAAAGACTACGTAGAGGATGCTGCTAAATACACGTACGGCAGATTTACAGCCAATGATATTAGGAATGGTATTAAGAATAATCTAAACCAACAACTTTGGGTTGCTCATGATGATGAGGTAATTTATGGGTTTGTTGTGACAGAACCAACTGACTATCCACAGCTAAAAGCAATGATTATGCTTTTTACTGGTGGGTTTGAATCGCACTTATGGAAAAACAATATGTTACCAACAATACAAAAGTTTGCTTACTCAATAGGTTGTGATTGTATTGAATCACAAGGCCGCCCTGGTTGGGAAAGGTTTTTTAAAAATGATGGTTATAAAAAACGATTTGTAGCTTATGAGCTACCTGTAGAGGAGACAGTATAATGGGTAGTAAAGGGTTTTTTGGTAGTGGGGGTGAAGAATCAAAACCTACTTCGTTGAAAGGCGGTCAGTTTCAGCCTTATACTTATACAAGTCTTGTTGGAAGTACTGAACTCGAAAGAGATAAGGATCGCTATACTTTCTCACAAGAAATTGATCCAAGGCTTGAACAGCTTTATGGGCAAGGTCTTGACGCAACATCTGGTCTTTTGTCTCAGTACTTGCAACAAGCACAGGAACCTCTTGAACAGTTTGATTTCCAAAAGGGAATAGACGAAGCCACACAGGAATACTTTACACAGCAACAAGCTGCTCTTGATCCCGTCTTTGCACAGCAACGTCAACAGCTACAGTCTGATTTGTTTGGATCAGGTCGTATGGGGCTTATGCTTGCTGGTGAGACTGCTGGTGCAGGTGCTGGTGGGATGGTACAACCTGATGCGTTTGGTTTGAGCAGAGGCCAGGCACAAGCCCTGCAAGAAGCCTATGCTACTTCTCGTGCTGCTGCTGTTGGTGAACAACAACAAGCGTTTGATCAGGCACAGCAACAGTATACACTTAATCAAGCAGCACAACAACAACAACTTGCTAATTTGCTTGGTGGTTATCAGGGTGCCTTTGGTACTGTTGGTGAAGTATTTGGCCTTGAGCAAGGTCTTGTTACTGGTGCTGCTGAACGAGAAGGACTAATTAGAAATGCGTTTTCTGGATCTATGGGGCAGAAGTCTTCAAAATGGGGCCCAGGGCTTGGTTATCAAACTGCTAATGCGTTCCTTAGTGGATTTTCCAGTCAAACTGGCAAAAACATGGCACAGGGCGGCTAAACAGTTAATTATGATATGATTGGAGTAACAAGATAATGGCAGAACAAGGTTTAGTAGCGAGTATTTTTGGTAAAACAGTATACGAGTTGCAACAAGAAAGAATTGCTGAAAGAAAAAAACAAATGGCAGCCTTTGCAAATGCTGCTGCATCTCGTGGCGAATCTAGTGGTATTGCTTCTGGCGGTTTTTTATTAGGCAGTGCGCTTGCAGATAAAATTTTTCCAAACACAAAAGCAATGGAAAAAGCAAAACAAGCAGAAGAGCAACAAGCTGCATTAAACGCACAGCTTTCTGAACTTCCTCGTACTGATCCAAGAAGGTTCTATTTGCAATCTGATGCCTATAACAAAGCTGGTAATATTAAAGCTGCAACAGATTATCTTAGGCTTGGTCAGGAGCTAGAGTTTAGACAACAAGAATTTAAACAACAACAAGCAGAAAAAAATGCAAGAAGGGCAGCAGAGTTAGAGAAACAAAGAATACTTTCTGAAACGTATAATGACCCACAAGCAAAAAAAATGGCAGAGGCTGGATTTACTGTAGATCAAATTGAAAAAATACTTGGTGCTAAGAAACAAAAAGCATTTATAGCTGAGCCAACAAAAGAAGACATTGACCAAGCATCTTCAATTCTTACAATGAATGAAATAAATTTTGGTGAGGAAACACAGCCTGTTGTTATTTCAAAGCTTGCAGAAGATATTGCAAAAATGAAGAATGATTATCAAAAGGAATATGAGGCAGGAAATATTGATAGAGCATGGCCAGGCGACACAAAAATCTATTCTGAAATTATTAAAGATTACCAACAAAGGGGAATTTTTGTAAACGACCCTAGTCTTATTGATGGTGGTTGGAAGTTTAATCCTATGGGACAATCGCAACAACAAAA